TGACCATACAGGATCACCTGGAATATCAAGAGGTTTAAGTATGAGATTCATTATTAAAAGGGGCCCAGTGTTGCCACCCATACTTGTGAACATAATGCATACCAATAATAGGTACAACAACTAATGCGAGACTTAGTGAACCAATCCCAAAAGGATTGTTGAGTGTGACAGCAGCAAAGTGTGCTGCCTTAAGTGCGATTTGGGTCATATGTATCCTCCCCAGATTTCCCAAAGATCTTTAAAGTAAAAATTAATATCAATTAAAGTTCCGGAAGGAGGATTTTGATCCTCTGTTTCAGCCCACTTCATACAAAATCTAGAAATAGTAGTTGAACTTTTTACATGATCCACACCATACATTCTGGAAAATGCACTCATAGCAAACTGATAACGATTTTTAACGTAAGATTCCATCAATATTACCTGGAGATAAACATTCAAAAATTTTAGAGCAAGTGGATAAAGCATAATTTGCTCCATACACACCAGAGAAGATATAGGATATACCCAACTTAGAACAATACTTCTCAAGTTCCTGACATTTTCTTATGTCACTGGTGCTATAGTCAATAATGATATCACCCTCCTCAAGTAATGGTAGTAACTCATCAAGTATGTCTTCTGCCTTTTTCGATGGGAGTGTAATCTGAAAAATACCAGGAATTCTACCAGCACTAGTATATTTCTTACTATCAGATTTAACTGCTTGGACAAGATACTCTAATGAAGTTACACACCCACTAAGGTGTCCTGCTTCATATTGTCCACAGGCATTCTCATAGTTAGTGCTACTATAACCCCAGACTTCAATTCCCTTTGCAAGCATACGACGGGACATTCCTTCACCAGTACGACCCAGACCAATCAATCCAACTTTCATTAACTTCTTCCTCTATAATTTACAGGCCATGTAAGATGCATTCCCATTGTCAGTAATATGATAAATCCAAAAACAAATAATGTAATCATTTGACAACTGACTGCCAATCACTTTCAAAAATTTCCATACCCTTATCTGTTAAGATGTGATCATACATCTGATCAAAAACTTTGGGTGGCATTGTACAGATCTCAGCACCATTATACCAAGACCTGATTGCTCTTTGCACACTACGAATAGATGCAGAAAGAACTTGAGTTCTCACTCCATGAATACGATATAGTTCTGAGATAGATCGTACAACCTCAAGACCTGCCACTGATTGATCATCAAGTCTTCCTACAAAAGGTGAGACATATGTTGCTCCTGCCTTTGCTGATAACACTGCTTGAGAGGCACAGAAGATAAGTGTGACATTGACTTTTATACCTTGCTCTGATAATCGTTTGCAAACAATTAATCCCTCACGAGTACAAGGAACTTTAATAGTAGCAACATCACCAAATTTTTTATAAAGTCGAATACCTTCATCATACATTTCCAAGTCAGATCCCATGACTTCCATACTAATATCAGAGACACCAATGTCTTTAATCTCTTGATAAACATCTTCAGGATTACGACCACTCTTCATAATAAGAGTTGGATTGGTTGTCACACCATCAACTAAACCTGTAGAAAAATATTTGCTAATAATTTCTGTGTCCGCCGTATCCAAAAAGATTTTCATATTATTATAAGTATACTTCATACTATTCTACATGCAAATGTCCGATCATGCCAGCCCCCTGATGAGGACCACAGAAGAAATCATAATCTCCTGCATCAGCAAATTTAATATCTTGAGATTCTCCAGGAGTAAACATCAAGGATTCTCTAGAAAGATCTACACGACCCTCAACAATAATATTATGTGGAGGTAACATTCCATTTATGAAATGAACTGTTTCACCAGCAGTAATACTAATATTATCTGGATCGAATACAAGATTTCCATTTGAACCCATGGTAATATCTACGGCGTATGCAATCCCCGGTAAAAATATAATCATAGATGCTAGTGTAGCAACAATCAATGCACTAATAAACTTCATTACAGTTTATGCAACTACACTATCTATTAACTATAAAGTCTTTATACTCATGGTTTGTTTGGACTTACTGACTTACCAAAATTTAACAATCATTAAATACAGAACCTACTGTAGATCCAGCGGCAGAACCTAGTCTACCACCCAAAAGTGATACCCAACCAGCTGCTAACCATCCAACATATGGAATACCAATCACAGCAGGAACACCAACACCAGCAGCAATACTAGTTCCTGCCATTGCACCTTGACTCCGTGCGCCAGCGTCCGCCACTATACACTCTATTTCTTTTGCAGACTTTCCCTCGCCGTCTGCGGCACCTCCTATATTTCTAGTTCCGTCCATAGTAAATTGATCTCTGCGCCACTCACGACGATTCTCAGTGCCACCACCAAACAATCCTTTCTTATCTTTATCTAATGATAGAGATTTTTGTGACTCAAGAATAGCAGGATCGTTTGCTCTATATTCTATACTATAACCTTCTTTACCTGACTCAACTTTATAAGAGGAATAATCTCCTCCAGGAAAATTAATAATCGGTGCTTCAGGTACTCTTGTGGCATTGATTATATGCCCCAGAACACCTATGTGTGCTACAGCAACAACACCACCAACTCCTAATGCAGTCCATTTAAAGAAGGTCATAAGATTACACGGTAGGTTTTACAGGTGGTTCATCATCATTAGTGATGAACTGAATTGGTGCTTGTTCAATACGAATAGTTTGAGCAGGTGCAGTCTGTGCTGCAGCAGCAATCAATCTTTCCATATCTGCTTTACTGATACCACCATTTCCTTTGGAAGAACCATCACCATTTTTCTTTGCTGCCTGAACACCAAAAGTCGCAAGCACTCCGGTGAAGACACTTGCGATAAAAGTAGGATCTAGTTTTTGCTCGGGAATACCAAGTACTGGTGGTAACTGGATGTACGCCAACGTGAGTATTCCGCCGCTCCAAACAAGGATGCCAAGCCTAACAAAAGTAGACAGAATATCAAGCTGTTCTTCTTTGTCACTTGCTGCCTCCTTTATCTTTCCAACGATACCTTTCTTTTTAGGATCTTCCTTCTTGACTTCCTCTGGCATTCTATGTGGAGCAACGCATTTCTATTTAGAAATATAACCTTCTTTAATTAGATACTCTCTAGTTAAAGGAGTTGGTTCATATTCAGTCCACATCTGACCAGCAGCACAAGCATTTAATGCATTCATAGTCATGTATTCAGTCTTACCTGCCCACATTGCTTCCTTCTCCCATGGAAGTGCGCCAGGCATATCCCTATAGGTATTAGTAGCAATCTCTTGCCAGATCATGGGAACACTTTCTTCTGGTAGGATAATAGCAATCAAACTATTATCAATTGTTCCTGCCATACAATCCTGTGCTGCGTGCCATCCTTCATGACGCATCACACTCATGAGAATATGAGGACGGCCCATGAATGATTTATTAAGGAAGAAATTATTACCGACAGTGTGATAAACTCCACGATGTCCTACTGGGAAGTACTTCTCATCAGCAAGAAATATCTTCACACCAATTTCATTTAATGAAGAAAGCATATGATTGAACTCTTGCGCCACTGGAGAGAATGTTTCAGTGTTATCATAATTTGAAGAAACATCTAACAAAGTATGTACTTCAGTCACATCATCCGTGCATTCCTGAAGTAACATACATCCCATAGAATCCATGGTGTAGTATTCTTTGACAGGTTCTGCCATCACAGGAGCAGCAAGAAATGCTGCCATTAGGGTCATAATAATTTTTTTCATATCAGAAAGGAAGGGATGGTCCAGTAGTTGTGGGAAGTGGTAGAGCACCACCAGTAGTAGATGGAAGTTCAGGCATAGCAGAGTTCATCATTCCTGGAAGTTGTCCAGAAATTGCTTCTCCTGCAGCAGCTGCAACTTGTCCTTTTACGTTCTCAATAATAGAATCCTTATTGAGATATAGTGCAGTACCGCCTCCGACGATACCTGCAGTTCCTACAAATGATAGAACTGCTAAAACATTAATTACTTTTTGCATAATAAGCCTCGTAGTATTTGGCAATGCCATTACAATTTACATTACCTTGGGATACCCAATCATGAGCACACTCGTATATAGATTGAGTTCTATATTTAGATTCTCTTGTTGAGTTAAGTTCGGCACCATATTTCTTTAAAAGAATAACAAGTGCCTGTTGACGCAGTTTTAGTTTATCTTTGCTGTAACGCCAATCATTTTCCATGAAAGTTCTCCGAACCACCTTGAAAGTTTTCTGATCCACCAATGAATATCATTGCCAATAATAGTGGTAAAAGTTTCCTTTATTATGGCACATTGGATCTTCAGATGCAACTCTATATCTGAGCATACTCTGACCTTTGAAACTTGTTCGATCTCCAATGATACTATATGCTTTTAGAAGGTTTTCTTTCCCCTCATCGGATTGCAGTTTACTGACCAAACTCATATTGGCAACAGGTCTCCTGTAATCAAATCCCTGATACTGACCAGGAGCATACACAACATCTGCAACCGTATTTGGATAAAGAGGAGACCTAACCCGATTGATGATTGATGCTGCAACACAATACTCATCGAAAGTATTTACAGCCGCTTCAACCTGAATCGCTCTTGCTAAATGGTCATAGTCAAGTGGTGTTAGTGCTAGAAGTGTTTCTAAAATCATACCATTAAAAAAGGAGCATTTTTAGTGCTCCTGTAATATATCGCAAATTATTTAGTTTGTCAAGAGGGTGACGGTGCATAAACTGGTTGCATCATCCCTCCGTCTGGTGGTCCATCATCATCTTCATTAGTTTCTATGAAGAGAAGCATAAAGAATAGGGGTGCCAATAAAAAAATAGTTGTCTGTGCCCATTCTATATTCATGAGTTTCTAGCTGCTGCTCCAATTGGAACTAGCAACAGCAGTGCTGCTACTACAAATCCCATTACCAAAGTCCTGGAATGATTTGTCCTGTTGTTGCATAACTACCCATTGCGGCAATGACTCCGATCATTGCTGCCCAACCATTAATCCGTTCTGCGTTTTCGTTCATTGTTTTAGTTCCTGTGTTTTGTTGTAAATAATAATTTTGCTTCCATCATGACTAAACATCAGTTCGTCATCATGATCCCAGCAAAGTTCTTCGTATAAAGCATTGAGTTTCTCCATGTCATCATAGAGAGCATTGGGATCAGACATAATAATTAGAAATGTTGTCTATCTATTCGCTTTCACTCAATACAAAATAGAATTTGCTTTGGTCAACTGGCGCATTCTCATAAGATGAAATATCACCATATTGTTTGTGGTCTTTGTACCCTACCATACGACCCTTCGTATTTTGAAGAGCTGACATGAAGACTACAAAAAAGAATACTCCTGGAGCACCAATTAAAAGAGCGCCTCCAATTACATAATACGTCAGAATTTCAAGTAGAGAGGGTTCCATCAGTAGGTTTCTGAAAGTTGTTCCACAGTATAACCGAGAAGGCAGAAAAAGGCAACTGCCGAAACGGTAAAAATAATTTCAGTCATTAGATACCGAATGCGCCAAAGAAGAATACACTACCAGTTGTAGCATATGAAACGACTGCAGCAACAAATCCAAGCATCGCGGTGCGACCATTCAGTTTCTCTGCCTTCTCTGCATAATTCTCATAACCATAACGCTCTGCGTCAGTCTGAGAGATATACATTTGAGGTTCTTTAGCAAACAAATTTTGCTGTCCACGATCATTGGTTGTTACAGTCATTTACCTTTTGTAATGAATCTTTACATATTATATAGTAAACATAAAGTTTTGTCAAGTTATTAATCCATGTCGCCGCCATATCTGATGCAGGTCTTTTTGTTTTCTGCTGACGATCTGCACCATTTTCTCACATAAGCATCTGCATCTATGGTCATTCTAAGATGAGCATCGTTATGGACTATCCCTATGAATGTTATTGTTCCTGACATCATCAGGAAGATCAGCATTCCTGGATGCGTTAGAGATTTTAGAAATAATTTCATAAAAAAAGGGGATGCCGTCGCACCCCCAGTATAACATCTAGATATTTACGTGTCTATATGAACGATCAGAAGTTGTACTTGACGCCCAACTTACCACCGACACCGAAGTCATCATCATCTTCAGCAGTCAGGAAGGACATCTCGCCATATACACCGATAGCATCGGAAACGGGGACGCCAATACCTGCCTTACCAGAGAATTGGGTGTCAGTCTCTTCACCGTCAACGGCGACGATTGCAGGACCAGCCTGAATGTAGTAAGAAGCAGCACCTGCAGTGCCTTCGTACCCTACGTGAAGGTCTGTGGTTGCAGCAGTATAGTCATCGCCAACCCAACCAGCATTGGTTTCTACGTTGACGTAGGGACCTGCAAGGGCAGCGCCAGCGGAAGCGAACAGAGCAGCAGAGGCTGCGAATACAGATTTAAACATTTTTGTTACCTTTAGTTACTTGCGGAATGAATACCCGCAGATGAATAGGGACTCGACTGTCCCGTGTTATGAATACCTTCTACTAATTTATTGCAAAAGGTTAAGTATTTATACTACTATAATTATAGTAGTATGTCAAGGGGTGGGGTTTTCCTCCTCTTGAAGATTTGAGTGGGAGGTTGTCCTACCCAAGTAAGGATCATAATCCATATAGTCTTTAATGTCAACACTTGCTCCTTGCTGTTGCCAGAAGTTGGACAGTGCCGCATGTGGGCCTTGATGGAACACAACAATATGTTCCTGATGAATGGTAGAACCCATGCTCAAGTTATACAAAAACAAAGGAATAGTATAGGTTTTGCCAGATTCAAGGATTAAATCCTCAGACACAGCACGAGGTTTAACACCATTATCAAGTTTATACTTATCACCACGAATATGATTCTTCATAATCTTTGCTGCATGATGTCTCGAAATCAAATACACAGCAGCAGAGAACGAATTGACAAACTTAAGATGTAATTTTACATGAATATCACCTGTAGGAATTGTAGTCAACTGAACACAATCCCAATCATATGGAAGTAATCCGGCAAATTCATTCCATGTAAAAGGCCAATACTTTACTGTAGAGAAATCAACATCATCCTCAAGAATCATACAGTAATCATCATCGGTCTCTTCATAGAAATGTTTGATTGCTTTAAGATGAGACATGCAACACCCCAACTCATTAGTTGTCATCATTTCAGGAAACTTTCCCTTAAGATAATGCGAGACATCATCTTCTCTACCATCATACCCAGAGATACGAGTATGATTTTTAACTTCCCAATATTCAAATTGAGACTCCATGTAATCTCTACGATTTTCATCAGAGTCTAAATTTAACCAATAAATTGGTGGAACTCCTTTGAGTTTGAATGCTGATTTATTCTTGTCCATCTTTAATTCTTGTCCATCCATCAGGAATCAAATCTTGAGTGTTGTGATCTTTTGTATATCCAGTTTTACCAAACCATTGCACAGGGGCAATGACTTTTTTACTCTTGTTCATAGATAACCATGCACCCCACCAAGAGTATGAGGAGTTGGCAATAATAAAATCACTACAGAGAGTCATCAAGCAGAGGTCAACTCTGTTATCATCATTTTCAGAAACTAAGAAACGATCACTAGAGAACAAGTCCTGCTGATTGCACCACTCAGGATCATCCGAAAACACAATTACAGTTCTATCATCATCAAAATGTTTCAAGGCTGCTTCATAATAAGCAAGCGGAAGATTGAAATGATTCTCACTATTAGTTACATAGTCAGTGCGACGAACATGCAAAGCAATAGGACTATCAAGAGACTTCATCATCTCTTTACAAGGATTCAAAACTTCATTATTAAAAGTAAAGTCATCACGAATTTCACCTTCAATATGTTTGAAGTATTTTTCTGTTTGGAAATATCCTTGCAGACTTATATGATCAGGACACATACGAAAAAGTTCTTCGTCAAATTGGAAGAACCTTTCTTGAACAACTGGTGCATGACCCTTATTTAAAAGGCCAACATTAGTTTGCAAATCAAAAGAATCAAATAGTTCTGTTCTAAGTTTATTACCAATGCCATCATCAACTGCTTGAGTATAATGTGGAATAGTAATATCTACTCCAGTGTTTCTTGCAATACCCTTCAGAGAAGCATATTGAAACATCTGGTTAGCAAGTCTACCCATTCGCCCTAAGGCATTAAATCCTATCATTTCATTTGTGCTTTGCGTGTTTTCAGATAGTCCTGGTTCTCATAATAACTCATCAACTTCTCCTTGTCAAATGTTTTAATTTGATTCCAAAGATTAAAATTATTATTGAAATTTGGATTAGTAAACCAAGAGTTATATGTTCTATCATGTTCTAAATGATAGGCATAGTTATTAAGTCTAAGAATTCTATTGCCAAGTGTACTCATTCTAAAATAAAATTCATCATCTTCACATCCCCATGAAATGAAATTTTCATTCATCATATAAGAATCAATATATTTTTTACGATTGATAAATTGACACCAACCAATCGTAGAATTATGTAGGGTTTTATTCCTATCCAATGTTGAAGTTCGAAGAGTTTTCACAAACTCTTCATAGATTGGCATACTAAAATTAGCACGCCACTGGTAGATTCCACACTGATAAGGATACACCACATCTGCCTTATCAAGCATAATTAAATCATATGCTTGACCATAAGATTCTTTTGGAAGAATACAATCAGCATCATAATTTGCAACCACTGATGTATCAGAGGCAACAATTAAATCATTAAGAACTCTACTCTTACAAAAAAGTGGTTCTTGAGTTTCCTCATAAAGATATGTCAACCTATCAATAGGAACATATTTTTTAATCTCAGGCAAAGCTCTAAACTTAAAGATAGATCTATTAGAAACTTCTTTAACAATAACCTTTGCT